AATACACTTGTTGAACCTTCTTCAGCTTTTAATAACATTGGCAATGATTTCCATGTACTATTATCGGTATTTCCTGCTGATGTTGCTATTGAAGCACTTCCACTATCTTGTGCAAAAGCAACTTGACCATCAGTATGTTGCCAATCAATTGCACCAATAACTTTTGCAGCTTGCAAATTTGCATCTGTAATATTTGTAGCACTACCTGCAGTTCCAAAATTTGTTTGAACTTGCATAAAAATAATATCCATTGCAGCTGATTCTTGGTCTTTATCAATTACAGTTATTCCTACTAATTTTGAAACTCCCCCTCTATTAGAAACAGCATTAGGAATTTCTGTTGCATCAAACATTGCATCATTATCATCAGTTTGTCCAGCTATTACTGTAGGGGTTACTCTTATTATGTTACCACCTGGGTATGGCATAACTTTCTCCTTGTTTATAAAATTATCATTGTCTTATGTAGATTCGGGAGCCACCCTTTATACGATAGCTCCCATAGTTCTACAAAACTATTAAACCTTATTGATTCGGTTTAACTAAATGGTGTAGCTGCATCACCATTTGAATGAATAATGCATTCTGCGTACCATTTATTTGCACCAGCACCAGTTAACTCAATAATACCCGATAGACCTGTAGTAGTTCTATTTAAAGTAATTATTCTATCATCAACTTCATCAGCTACAAAATTCTCCATAGCTGCTGCAGTTTGGTCTGCTGTATCTGACATAGCTGCCCATCCTGCTATTAATGTTGTTGATGCATCAGTAGTAACTGTATGGCTATTACTTGTAGCACCATCAAATACTATCTTGATTTTATCTCCAACATTTGGAGCTGGTAAAGTAACGTCACAACCATCTAACTTAGTAACAACATACACATATCCTGCTGCTGCTGTAAAGTCAGCTGTTTTAGCCGATACTTTATATACATTAGGAAGCATTCCATAGCTTCCACTATTTTGATTAAGTACATCACTTCTCATCTTACACACCCTCCAAATTAATAAGTGCATGAGTTTCAGGAAGACTTACCTCAAGACCTGCTTCTGTTAGAATCATATCTTTACGTAAATCCTCATCTGCTTGTTGCACGTTAGTTGTTATTGAAGTATCACGATTAACACCATTTCCAACAAGAGGTCTATATGAACAATGGTCTAAATCAACCATTTGCATAAAACCTGCTGCAAAACCTCTAAATAAAGGTTCTTTAACAAGAGTTAAATCTCCATGTATAGTGTTAATTTTTTGAACAAGATGCCCAAATGCACCTTTGCTTGCATTATAGTTATATGCTGCTCCACTTGAATTAAGTAAAGAACCATCAACAAATCCACCATCTCCAACTTTATTAAAGTGTGAGATTACAGGTAATGAAGCTAAAGCTAATTTAGAAGAACTTCCACCTCTTGCAGGGTCAAAGATTACTTCGAAATCAGATAACATATCATCATATGTCCATTGTGCTGCTGTATTAGATTTATAATAAGGTTTGCCTTCATTATAAGATAATGCACTACCATCATTTACAATATTTGCATAACCTTCAGAAATTGTGCTTCCAACAATACCATCTGTATACTGAATACCACCAGCACTACCTCTTTGTCCAAAAAGCATTGCTCTTTCAATATCAACTTTATGTTCTCTTAATTTAAGATTCCATAACCTTGCCCATTCATCAGCATAACCTCTATATACTGTTGCTCTAGCTGTATTAGACATCTCACAAGCTGTTTTAAAGATTTGAGTATATCCATAATCATTATCAAGCTGTTGAGACCATACATCTGGAGCACCTGAACCTTGCTCAAACGATGTTCCAATTACAGTACATTTTGAATCATCAGCTAATGCAAGAGTACTTGTTGTTGCTACATGAGATATTACAGTACAAGTAACCGAAGTTTGAGTTGCACTTGATGAATTATCTACACTATTTATTCTTACATTTGCTGTTGTTGGAACAGAATTGCCATCTACGTCACCAATTGCAACAACCATTCCTGGTATTAACCAATCGACTCCATCACCACCAGCAGTATCAAAAATCATAGTATCGTCACTGCCTTCGGCGACTAATGTAATTCCGCCTTTTAATAAAAAGCTTCTATCAGTAATAGAAACTTTTGTTCTGTCTTCCAAAAATCTGAATTGAGAATCAGATGTTGGAACTTTTCCTACTTTGGACAAATATACAAAAAATGGAGATTCTTCTGGGGCTAAGTCTGCGACCCTATCACTAAAATCATACAGTCTTCTTGATGGTATAGTACTATCAATTACCGCACCAGGAGTTCCAAATTTTACTTGTCCAGCATTATAATTTGCCATTATAATTACTCCTTGTTATTTCATTATTATTATTTACAATACATTGTTTCGACCTCCAGCTTTAACAATACCTTCCCATATTGAATCTTGTTCGCTTTTTCTTACAGGTTGCTCACCAGACAAAACTCCTGCTTGTTGAGGAACTGTTTGATTTTGACGAATAGAATCAAGAGGGTTAAAACTTTCGTTTTGCATATTATTCTCTACTGGTTCTTGTTGAGTTACAGATTTCCACATATTAATAGCCCCATCAACACCATATTCAGCTGGGTTTTTACTTGCAAAATCAACGAATGAATTAATTTCTTCAGCATTTAAACCTCTAGCGGATAATTCTGATTGAAGTTTGTCCATTCCCATTTGTTTTTGTATCCCAGATACTTGTTGTTGAACAGCTCCACTAATAGAATCCTGTAACTCTTGTTGTCGAAACTGATACGATTTAGACTTAGGGTCGTTATAGGCTTCCCATGGGTCAAACTCATCTTTATCCATAGCAATTCTTTGAGGTTGCATTGGTTGACCACCCTGAGCCATTTGTGCAACTGCTTGCGTAATGTCAGGTCTTGATTCCAAAAACTTACCTACTTCTTCATATTGCTTTAGTTTTTGATTTTCAACATGTAACTTATCTTTTTCTGATTGAAAATATTTAGCTTGTGATTCCCAATCACCAGATTGTTCTTGTTGCTGAGTCGACTTGTCTTGATGCCCTGCTCTATCATTGGATTGACCTTCCATAGGAAGATTCCCTTCTTCAAGTGCATTATTCATGATTTCTCCTTGTTTTGCAATCTCTCGTCTTTTTCTTGAGCTTGACTACGTAAACGTAATTTCTCTTGTTCGAGTTTAACTGCATTGGTTAGTTTAGAAGACTGTTCTGCGTTAACAGCCTTTTCATCATATTTAATTCTATTTAATTCTGTTTTAAATTTCTCAACTTCAGTTCTTTTTCTTGAAGCAATAGATTCTCTATTTGCTGTTTGTAAATCGCCCTGTAAGTTTTTAATCATTTCTTCTGCTTGACCTAATTGAGATTGTAATTGTTGCATCATATCCATTCTTTGCAACACACCTTCTTTGTCAAAAATATCTGTTTTCATTAATGCTTCAGTTCTATCAATAAGACCAGCTTGATATGCTTCCATATATATTGACCATTCTCCCCATCTGTTTGATGGCATTGTAGAACTTCCAATAACATTTATATCGTATTGACCTATTGTTAAATCATTTTGCATTTCAGATATTGCTTGTGATTTATCGTTATAAAAATTAACCATATATTCACTCATATCATTATTTGGTTGAACTATTCTAAATGTTTTTTGAAACGTATAATGTCCTTTTGCTAAATTGTATACAACTTGCCCTAATCTTCTTAAACTTCCTTCAATATCTCTTAATTTAGACTTACTACGTCTTTGTCCAAAATCTTCCATCATCATCGTTGCTGAAGATGTTCTAGGAGCTACTTCAGTATTTCCTTGCATCATTTCAAATATACCCATATTTAAATCAATATATTTTTCTACTAATCCAGGTAATTGCATTACAGAATTAGATAATGGTTGTGGCGAAGGAAAGTGAGGTTCTCCAAATGAAGGGTCATATTCAATTGTTGCATTAGGATTTGCCCAGTCTCTTTCTAATTGTTCTATATCATCAACACTTCCTTGCGGTATTAATAATTTTAAACCACTTGATGCTTGTGCATGTGAAGTTATTAATGACATTGTTTTATTTAAAAATCTTTGAAAATCTTTATTTTTTCTTACATCACTCATTGGATATGGTGTATTTGTCCAAATATTTGGAACTGGAACAATTGGATATTTATCTGTATTTAATATTCTTTCATATAAAATTATTTGTCCTAATGTGCATGTAAGTTGTATTCTTGTTTGTAAAACTTCAACAATATCAATCATACCTTGTTCAGCTGCTTTTGCAACATTTTTATCTTGTAAAAACATTTCTAAATTTTGACTATCTAGTATTCTTTCATTGCCAGTTTGAGTATCTAAAACTCTGTAATATGGTACTTTAATTTTAGAAAAACTTTCAATTAATTGATATTTTTCTGAACCTTCTCCATGGTCATAATCTTTAACAACATCAGGAGTAAAACTTCCAACTGTTCTATTATTTTTAGGAGATGGATATGTTTCATCTTCAGAATATGCTTCAATTTCATCAATTAACATTTTGCCATTTTCTTCGTTGACTTCTGATAATTGTGGATATAAATCTAATAATTGAAATTTTGTAAATATGGTAGATAGCATCATTCCAGATGAGTCATCAAAATATCTACTTCTTGCATTTGGGTCTACACAAACTCTAAATGGGTCTATATATGTAAATTTAACTTCACCTCTGCCATAATCAGCTTCATTGTCAACATATGCATAAAAATAACCTAATCCAGTAACTGCATAATCATGTATAGTTTGTTTAAATACTTCGTTACCATCTGATATGTTCCATATATATTCAAGTATTGTTTTCCATACATTTGCTAAATCGCTATCAGAATCTTCTCTTGGCAAAACAGAAAATTTAGGAGGTTTTGATGTTATTATAGCTTTAAATTGTTCAATTGCTCCATATAATCTGTCCAATGGCACACTTGATTGATTTCTTTCTGCTAAAGCATCAGCTTCTGCTTGACTAAAATGATTTCCTAAATAAAAATCGATATCTTCACGTGCATGGTCTTCCCAATCAACTCTTGCATCATGCCATCTATCCCATAATTCTTTTATGTATATTGCTTTTTTATCTGCTTCTATCATAGTTCTAAATATAATATATATTTATTATACAAATCAATACCTTGCTCCAGTTATCCAATTGTATTTCTTTTTTGGACTTTCCCATGATTCCCCCTTTTTTTGTTTTTTTACATTTCCAGCTTTTTTATTACCTTTAGCATATTGTGTTGATAACCAAAATGCATCAATAGTATCATCGTGACTTCCTTTTGGAAAATCAAGTAATTCTCCAATAAACTCATGCATATCTTTTTTTAAATGTACAGCACCAGCTTTAAACATAGGTTGTAAACCTTCAAACAGCCTATCTTTCTTTTTCTGGTTACCATATCCTTTAATACCTTTTTCTATACCAGGTAAAAATTTACCTTCTTTTTTACTTCTCTTATATACATAATCTCTAAGCATTTCTTGATACGATATTGTTTCAATGTTTATTCTTTTAATTTTTTTATATCGTTCTGCAATTTTAAATATTTGGTCGGCACAGTCCATCGGTAATACTCGTTTTCTCCAATATTCGATAACATAATAATCGTATTCAGCAGTAACACCAATAACCATGATGACACTATAATCGTTCCTAACACTAAGTGTCGAAGCAGGGTCAACCCCCATGTAAATATTGACATATTCAGTTCTCCCATCATCCAATTTAATATACCAAGATTCACTTGCTTCATCATATCTAACTGCCCCTTTATAAAAATTTTCTGTTATATCTTCTTCATTAAATATTTGGTCTTCAGGAGATTTGGCCTGATTCATATATTCTTGATAAAACTTACTAGGAGTTCCAGAATCAATGTAAAACTGTTTCCTTTCCTCAATTTTTTTCATAGGCCACCTAGAAGGCCATAGAGGAGTACCATCATCTTTTATTGCTTTATGTGTTTCAATATTCCAGGAGTAATCCTCACCTGTTTTTTGTGCTGCTTGGTAGTTTTTTACAAGTCCATTAAGAAATGAATCATAATGCACTATCGTTCCATTACACCATAAGAATCCACCTTTATCAAAATCAATCGCTGGATATACTGCAGCAGTTACCCAGTTTTTTATTTGTTGTCTTGCTTCAGGTGTTTTTGTATTTAACTCTGATTCAAAGTCATCTAGTATTATTCCAGTATATCTTGTAGATAATTGTTTTTTACCCCTTAATCTTTGAGAAGCACCTTTGGCAATCATTCTACAATTATTTTTTAATACAATTTCGTTTTTAGTCCACTTATCTCCTTGCAAATCACCAAAATAATAATGAATTGCAGGATTTTCGTATACATGTGTGGATATCCAGTTAAGATTGTCAATAGCCTGGTCTTGTGCCTCGCCAACCCAAGCGATAAATTCTGGGCTTTCTTTTTTCGCAAATAAAAACCTATGTAATACAGCACAAGCTGCTAAAGTTGACTTTGCGTGGTCACGAGGCATGACAAGTGCCAATTGCTGAATATCTCTATTCAATAACAATTTTGCTACAGAAACATGGAAATCTGGAGTTGCTGATGCTAAAAAATCTTGTGGAGAAAATAATTTACCAAAAACAATAAGGTCATTATATGCCATCTCCAATATTTTTTCATTTTGCGAAACATTTCCATTTAAATTTAAATTAGCCAATTAACAACAATCCTATTTTATTACCTTGGTTCTGATATTAATTCTTCTAATATTGAAGGAAAATTCAAATCATCATCCTCTGGAAAAGATTTTTGTAATTCCGAATCACTTTGCAAAGTTGTTAAAGGTGATAATTTTGCTAATTGTTTTAAAATGCTACTACGTGGTGCTATTTTTTGTAATTCTTCTGAAGGGCCAATAAAATTTCTTTTTGCATCTACAACCATTTTTGGATTTCTTCGTGCTAAGTCTTTCATAAAATTCTTATCTTCAATTGCTTTTTTAAAAAGTTTTTCTCTTATTTTATTTGATTGTTTAATATTTTTAATTGCTTCTTTATTTTTACCTAAAATTTTGTTAAGTATTTTTATTGTTTCTTTTCCTATTTTAGGGATTACTTTTCCTGCCGTTTTTATAGTTCCTGCACCTGGTGTAAACATATTTACCATAAGTTCCATTAATTCGTCATTAGTCATTGCTGGCTTAGGTATTGGGCCAATTTTCTCATCTGCCATTGTTTTCTCCTATATAAATTATATCAGCCCCAGATATATTAGATATTTCACTACACGAGTAACTTAGGGGGATAGGTAAGTTGGATACAGAGATATTATCCAGAGCTGATAAATATGTAATTTTAACTGTTATTTTCATTGCCCAATTTGTTTACCGCCTTGTTTTGCAGAAATATAATTAAGTAAATCAATCATTGGAGCAGTTTCTTCTGTAGAAACACCTTCTTGGTCATATATACGTATAAGGTCATCAATAAAGCTATGTGCAAATTCTGGTTTAGCTTCAGCAAGTATTGAAAAAGGCCACTTCGTATCACGCAATTCATATTGTTCGCTGTCCCAATTAAAAGTTGGTTGTCCTTTTTGAACAGCCATGGGCACAAAATTATTTCCTGTACGTGTATCCCCATCAAGCATAGGTATATATGTTCCTTCTTCTGTTGATACAGCTCCTCTTTTGCCTGCTATATCTAATAGTAAATTTTGTATTTTATTTTGTTTGTCCCACTTTTCTGGCCACTCACCTTCTGGAAAATCAAAAACACCCCTATCAAGAAGCATTATTAAATCTCTATCTGAAATGCCTTTCAATCCTTCCCCAAAATCTGTAAGGTAACCATTTTTTCCATATATTTCACTTTCTGCTAATTTCATTAATTCATCTTGTGTCATTTTTTTTAAATACTCCTCTTTATGCTTTTCCTAGTTCGATATTCGGTAGGCTAATATACGTTAAATTTTCGTCTAAATCAAATAGTGAGTTGCAATATGGGCACATCCAGCCCTCCACATCGTTGTTTTTATCTAAAACACCTACCCTTTGCGTAGTATGTTCATCCCAGTATAAGTCCTTGTCACATACAGGACAACAATCTTCATCATTCTTTTGATTTTTCTGCGTGTGCAAGTACTTTCGTTTCTTTTCCACCTTGTAAAGCCTCCAGTTGTTGTGGTGTGAACCCTTGAAATACAGTTAATTGTTCTTGTTTTTGGTCTGTATCAAATAGCCCCGCTATTTTTGCGAGCGATTCGAGCGAGCGAAGCCGATTTGCGTCCCTATCGGATACCTCTGCTATCATTTTATATTGCCCTATAATCCACTCAGGCGATACACCTTCATCTTCTAATATCTTTTTGATTTCTTCTTTAACCATTGTACGAATTTCCTCTTTTTGTAGTAAAATATTTGATTTTTTCTGTATATATCGTTTATCTTCCGCCTTTGGGTAGGCTTTTTTGTATGCTGATATTGCATCATCACCCGAAGCCACATACCTAGCGAACAAAAATTCACGATTATTTAGCTTTCTGTCCTTAGACCTTGAATATATTGCTTTATAGTTACCAGAAAAGGTATAAATGTTTTCAACCACCCCGCCTTCACCATTCATTCTATGTGTTTTTTGTTCAACAATAAATGAACCGCAAACCGTACGTATCATTGTACGTAATTGTTTGTAGTTAGGATGACTAATCATGCTTTTCTTTAATATCTGACAGATATATCCATCATCTGTTTCAACCCAATCACCTTCATCACCATGTCGCCAATTACCAACAATAGGTTTGCCGCACCCTAGTGCCTTGTATTCTTCAATGTTGTCATACAAATAGTGATTATTTCCCTTGATTACTTTTAAGTCCATAGCAAAATATACAAAAAATTTTTCAAAATTAAAAATACTTGCATAATTGATTTATTTGATTATATTAATAACTCTATAGAGATACTATATAGAGATAACACTAAGGATATATCTCTAGAGTAAAAGAAAATTAATAATAAAAGAAAAGGTAAGTCAAAAACTCGAAAAATAGCATTAGAATGTGTGTGAGTGTTTTTTTGTGCGGGGGGTGGGGGTAGATGGTCTTGCACCCCCTTCGCTACTCGTTGAAAACTAGTTTGAGGTTAGCTTATAATTATTATTTGAAGAATTTTTCTATTATCATAGTAAGATTTAATCACAAATAAAAAACCCCGCTATTGCGGGGCTTCTTATCCTATCATTTATTTATTATTACTACTTATTCACAATGCTCAACAAATATTTCACGATTAAATAAATTATTATCTTTTTCAAACTCTGCACATAAATCATTTATTAATAAATCTTTATCAATATAAGTAATATCTCTACGATTGATAATTGTGCTATCTGCTATTGCTTGTGCT